CCGCAAAATACCCAGCTGAGTGAGTGTGTGCTCCGTTAATAGCGTAGTAAGCAAAATTGGCGGAATTTCCAACCTGCTCCATTTTGAAATGGCCCTTGATAGTTGACGTAGAGTCATCAATTGTGTCTAGGTACGCTTGGTTGTCTGTAGCATTAAGGTCTAAGAAGTCAATGTAAAGTGAAGTAGCAGCTGTAAGGTTGGTATTGTTTAGTTTTAGATTTCCAGCACCAGGGTCAGTGTTAGTTGTAGCAGTTAAGTAGTTGTAGGTAAATACAGCTCCACCAAATTGTCCTGACTCACCTTGAGGACCAGTTGGTCCTTGGATACCAGCTTCACCAGTAGGGCCAGTCGGACCGATATCACCTGTAGCACCTGTTGGTCCTGGGACAGTCGAGGCTGCACCAGTGGCACCAGTGGGTCCTGTAGGTCCTGTATCACCTTGTGCTCCAGTAGGTCCAGTTACAGTTGAAGCTGCACCTGTAGCACCAGTAGGACCAACAAGCTCACCTAAACTTGCCCAGGAGCTTGATTCGGTAGACCAAACGTATAGCTCTGAGCCTACTGCGTAGATGTCTCCAACAGCACCTGTTGGGTGTGCAGCTACTAGCTCCGCATAAGTTGCGAAAGAGTCTAGTATCTCTAGGCCATTTCCTTGAGAACCAGTTGGACCAATAGGCCCTGTGTCACCAGTTGCTCCAGTAGGTCCTGTAGGGCCCGTATCACCAGTAGCACCAGTAGGACCTGTTACGTTAGAATCGGCACCCGTAGCACCAGTTGCACCTGTAGGCCCTACCTCACCCTGTGGTCCTGTAGGACCAGTAACAGTTGAGTCAGCACCTGTTGCACCCGTTGCTCCTGTAGGACCAACCTCACCTTGTGGACCCGTTGGACCAGTAACAGTCGAGGCCGCACCTGTGGCTCCAGTAGGACCTTGCGGCCCAACAATCTGACCAACGCTGCTCCATGCAGTTCCACTCCAGACATACAAATCACCATCTGAGTCAACAACAAACGCGTCATTTCGAGCATTGCCTGTTAATGGAAGATTTTCAGGAGTCGCAACACTTCCTCGAACATTGATTGATGTTCCTTGAGGTCCTGTAGCACCAGTAGGGCCAACAGCTCCTGTAGGTCCAGTTACACCCTGCAAACCTTGAAGACCCTGAAGACCTCGCGGACCTGTGGCTCCAGCAGGACCAGTTACACCAGCAGGTCCACGTGAACCTGTGGCTCCTGTAGGTCCTGAAGCTCCAACAAAACCTCTAGGACCAGAAGCACCTGTAGCACCTGTTGGTCCAGCAACACCTGTAGGTCCAGTAGCTCCTGTTGGTCCTGTTGCACCAGTTGCGCCAGTAGGTCCTCCAGAAGGGCCAGTAGGACCTGTAGGACCACGCTGACCAGGAACGCCAGGAAGAAGCTCTACGTCAATCTTTGGGTACAGTGGACTGTTTGGATTAATAGCCATTAAAGGATAACCTCACTACGACGTTGGATAAAGAAGTCGCCACCAAGAATTTCAATAATCTCGTTAGTCTCGTTGTCTTTACTAGCAATTTGCCAGTGCGTACGTCGAGGTGGTCGAATTGTTTCTTCAGCGGTCAATGAAATATTTGCTACAAAGTTTTCGTCATCCTCAGTAGTTACTTCTAGGGTAAAGTTTCTAACTACCTGCACGCTTCCTCTTTGAGCTAGAAGACGAGCAATAATAGTCTTTCCAGTAAAGTCTCCTGTAAAGGAAATTTGCTCTTCGTAGGCAACGCCTTGGTAAGCGTTTAGTGGGCCACCCTCTGTTGGCCATGCTGGTTGAGCATCTCCATAATCAGGAAGAGAAAGGTTAACCCTTTGTGGCCAAGACCTGTCGTCAACTTCCATAGGCTTGTAAACAGGTACGTAACGATTAGTCCTCTTAGAGATTCGTCTAAGAGTAAATACATCAATACTGTATAGGCCAATACCTAGATGGGCACATAGCTCAGCATACTGAGACTTTCTAGTGTTCATCATGTCTAGAAGCTGGCGGTAACGCTCAGACCTAGGAATAGTCACGCCATCAGGGGCAAAGATGTTAATGTCAAAGGATGCGTCAGTAGCAAGGGTGTACAGCGCCAAAGCTGTGGCGTACACAACTACTGGGTACTCATCAATGTAAGGGAGAGTATCGATGGTAATCTTACGTCCCAGGGAATCTGTATGCTTTGCAGAGTGCATGTCCACGGCGCTAGTAATAACTTGAGCTAGTTCAGCCCCAGTAAAATAGCGGTAGTACATACCACTGACAGTAAACTCGTCTCCGTCAACAGGTAACGTTTCGGTAACGAGGATTCCTGAAGATTCCTCTACAGAGCACTCATCGGAGATGTCTACATTATTTTTGTACACTACGACTGTAGTTGCATCTAGTGGAGAATAGTGCAGCTTAAATCGATTAGTGGTGCCGTCAGCCATGAACTGGGTGACAAATGATTTTGGCACATCACCGAGTTCTACGCGAACTCTGTCGACGAGGCTGGAAATGGTCGCCACGATACCTCCGAAATCTAGATGTAATTATGGTCTCGCAAATTGGCGTAAAATACAGCGCAAACATAAAAGTCCGCCCTGCTGGTGAGGAGGGCGGGGACCAGCAGGACGGACAGCTTATTAGGTAGCTTAGTTAAGCCACAGGTAACCTAGTCGCTGAAGGTACTCAGCTAGGTCACGTGGAACCGAGTACTTAACACCCTGCTTGAAGGTGTAAGAGTTTCCGACTCCATAAGTCATGTCATCAATATCAGTGTTGACTCGGATGATAACTTTCTCATCATTAACACTAACGCCAATTTCTTCAATCTCATCGATTAGAAGTGGGGCGTCTGGTTTCTTTGGGTCAAACACGTCGTTAGCTAGAGAGATTTCCTCTGCTGCACGAGAAAGAGAAATCTCTTCCTTGCGAGCTGCTAGCTCTGCTGCGTTTCGTCTAGCAGCGTCTTCTGCTGCCTTGCCTGTTGCGTCCATTGGACTTGTTGGTTTATTTGCCACGATATTTTTCTCCTAAATAGAATATTCATTTGTTTGTGTTGGGGGGAGGGATTTCGAGCCCCCTCCCCCCTTCACGAAGGGTTTGGCTATTAAGCGGTGTATACCTTAACGATAGCCTGGTCTGTGATGATACCTAGACCCCAGATGGCGTACCATGCTAGTGCGTGCTCGCGACCGAAGTCTAGAACACCACCGTCACGGAGCTCAACTGGTAGAGAGATTGCGTGACCAAATGCGTTGTCACCAATCATGATTGACTCGTAAACGTTAGTCTGAGTAGTACCAGTGGTAGCTGCTGCAGCGTCGTTTTCTGGGTTACCTCCACCACCAGGGTTGGTGTTAGCGGTTACTGGGATTGAGCCCTGGTTTGCAGGTGCTCCAACAGACTGCGAGTAAGCAGTAGCTGGGCTGGTTGCAATGTTGGTTCCAGATGCCAGTAGGTTAACCTGAGTGGTCTCGATAAAGACTACGTCGTATAGACGACCAATCTCACCAAGCATGAAGTTACCTGGAGCAGCGTACTTGGTGACTTCAATGAACTCTGGGTTCGAGCGAAGGTCACGAGACTGCTTTGGGTGGATGAACTGAACGTAGGTTTCACCAATGCGAGGGATGTTCTTACCAGCAAGGGTAAGAGCTGCATCCTTGATTGCACCAGTAGTCAGCTTGTGGTCTGCAGTAACTCCTGCAAGGTTAGCTGCCTTAGTACCTTCGTCGTAGTTAGTGAAGGCACCGCCAGTGATTTCTGAGCGGTCGTAACCAAACACTGCAGAAGTAGCAGCACCAAGGGTGTTGCGAGCCTGTAGGTCTAGGTACTGTGCCATGTGACGACCAAGTAGACGTGAAGCAGAGGCCATGATGTCGTCGAATGAGGCGTTAAGTAGTAGCTCAGAAACAGCTACTGCGTAACCGTGCTCAGCAACGGTGATAGCAATCTGCTCTGCAGTCAGTGCAGAGGTTGTCATACGGACACCTTCGGTCAGTGGAGTTGGGTCCACTGCGAAGTTCTTGTAGCGAAGGAAGTTAACACGAAGACCAGGTGCAACACCTAGTTCAGTCTTCTTAACTGCAAACTGCTCAAAGCGAAGAATAGGCATCGCCTGGAACAGAATTTCCTTCGACCAGATGGTCTGAATAGCCTGCGATAGCTGGCTGTTCGAACCTGAATATGCGGTTGGGGCTCCAGCAAGCTGGCCCGAACCTGTAATAGCTGACGCCATTATTAGTTCCTTTCGGTCGGTTAGGTTAGGTTAATTACCCGAACAATCCCTGTCCACGGTTATTACTTGCAGAACCAAGTAGCTTGGCTCTATTCTTCGCGTAGTCTGTAATAGACATGTTCCTGAGGTCATCAGGAGAATACGAACGTTGCTCCGAGTCATTGTCGAGGGGTCCAGAGGCAGGGGCCGTAATTCGGCTTCCTACCATTTCCTTGCGAGTCTGTTGCGACGCTGTCGCCACGGATTCGAAGATTTTCGCAGATTTGTCTTTAAGACCATTGATGCTCTGCTCGATTTCATCTTTGGAATTTCCCTGAATAAGGTCAATCAATTCAGGAATAATGCTCTCACGTTCTTGCTCGAGACGCTGCTGACGGTAAGTCTGCAACTCCTGGAACTCACGCTCACGGTCTAGAAGTGCAAAAGCTTTTTCTCGTTCTGCACGTTCTGCCTCAATTTGAGCTTGGAACTCTTGCTCTTTCTTAGATAGAAGGTCTTTGAAGCCTAGCTCGGCTTCTTCCTGCTTCTTCTTTTCTGCAGCAGCTTCTGCGTCACGGGCTGCGCGGGCAGCCTTACGCTCAGCTTCTTTAGTTTCACGCTCAGACTCTTTCTGCTTTAGCAGATTGAGTTCTTCTTTTAGCTTGTCTACTACAGGGTATAGCTTCTCTTTTTCCTGCGCACGTGCCTTAGCGATATCCTCGTTAGTGTACTTTGCAGCGGATGTAGATGATGCTTCTGCAGTAGCTTCGTTAAAAGCTTCTGTGGAACCAGTTTCGATTGCGTCTGCAATCTCTAGTTGTTCGTCCATAATGGTTATTCTCTTTTCATTCTCAGGGTCGTTTTCCGAATTAATGCCACATGACCTTGTCACTTATACTCAATAAGTTCACCTTAAAATTGTTTAAATTTCTCGGTAAACTCCTGTGAATACTTGGGGTTACTCTTTGTCCACCGCTCTGGTTTTAGGGACGTTTGCCCCGTATGCCTGGCTTACCAAAGTCTCTCGAATACGCTGTTCAGCGTCTAGGGTCTCAGCCTCAACAACTGGTGCTTCAGGGTCTGTGCCCTGGGCACCAATTGAGCCGTCTCCCAATAGGTCTCCATCACCCATCATCATTGGGTCTACAGGAGTAGCTGTGCCGTCTGGGCTAGCCATGAATCCAGTCATATCCATAATCTGCTTCTGAACTTGAACCTTAACAAGGTTAAGAGCTCCATCTGACTTAGCGTCAGCAATAAGCTCTGCACGAATCTCAACAAGCTTCTCTTCTGGGAATTCCTCACCAAGAGCACGTAGTGCGCCTTCTTTGGACTCAAGGCCCATAGATAGCTTCTGAGCTAGCTCGTTCAATAGGACAATCTTGTCCAAAGGTAGTGGTGGTGGGAAGTGTGAGTAGGTCAGGTAAGTCATTGGGTCATTAGGGTCAAGCTTTGTTAGCTGACCATCTTTAATAGGACCATCTGTTTCAGGGTTATACACAAGAGTTTCTGGTTCTTTAACGGCTAGGTTAAGCATTACCAGCTCATTAACTCGCTCAAGACCCTTTCCGTATACTGCAACCTTCTGCGACCATCGGTTCATCAAAGGCTGGAACTGGATAGAAAGAGCAACACCAGAAGTGTTAGAGATTGGCTGTGCCTGTCCCAAAGCAGTCTCGGGGATGTTCATCAGCTCGTGCATAGACATCTTAAGTCTGTCTAGGTAATCTAGGGCTCCCTGAATTCCTGAGCCACCGCCTTCTAGGTTAAATACCTGAGCGTCTTTAGGAAGTCCGCCCCAGACCTTCTTGGCACCCTTTTCAAGGTTAGAGGCCTTGGCACCAACAATTACAGTTACAGGAGCTGCATGGTAGTTAATGATGTCGGCAATGTCTGTAGAGATTTCATTGTACGCACGGTTAATCGAGATGATGTCATGGGCATCTGAAAGTCCCCAAGGAGAACCAGATACTGGAATGTTAGGAATGTGAACTACTGGAATCTGTCCCAATGGGTTTGGTCTAGAGTCAATTAGCTCATCGTTGATGTACTCTTCGATAACATCATCGGTAAGAATCTCCGTGTAAGTAAACACCTGACGGGTACCTTCTAGGGATGTTCCCCAGAAACGGTACTTCTGCTTAAATCTAAGTAGTCGACTTCTGTCGTGAGGGTGAAACTCAGGGAAAGCAAAAGCTGGGTTAAGAGGAAGAATCCTTACACGACCTGGGTGAAAGCGACCTACGCTGTCTTCCCAAGCTTCTTCGTAAGCTACTTTAACAAAGCAGTCCCCTGTAATGCCCCCTGTTTGAGCCATCTCAAACAGTACCTGCATCTTGTCGTTGTCAATTTCCCATACTCTTTCAAGGCGGTCTGGGATGATTGCTTCTGTAGCTTTTGGGCTTCTAAAGTGAACGCCGTTACCAAAAGTAAACCTAGCTAGGTAATCTAGGAAAGCACGGTAGTAGTTGATGGAAATTTGCATTTCGCCTTGTTCACGGCGATAGCCCCAGTGGTGACCAAGGTACATGGCCCAATTAAGGGAGTAACGGTTTAGACGAGGACCGTGGACCTCAAACTCTTCGTCAGCTAGTTCTACAAGACCTAGTGGAGAGATAGAAATTGTTAAGTCAGATGATGCAGCTCTATAGCTCGGTGGGGAGAAATCAGCTATTGACATTACTTGTCTCCACGCTTGTTCTTAAGCTCTCGAGCTCGTTCTGCAAACTTTTGTACAGCTTCTTTTCTTTCGTTGACTTCTTCAGAGTCTTCAAACTTTCCACCAAGCTCAAGGTAGCGCTTATGGACCCAGTGGGAAGCTCCTGGGGATGGGTAAATACGGTACTTAGCTTTCGCCTGCATTACGACCATTGCGTAAAGCTTTTCGTTGGTAGGTACATCTGCCATTTTAACTCCTCAATGCCAAGTTCTCGGCCTCTACCAATCTAGTAGTAAAGGCCGAGAGCTGTAAGGCTAAATTAGTCGTTTACGACTGTTGGATTGTTGCGCATCTGACGTCCGCCAGAAACAACCCGAGTCTCGATAACCTGTTCAGAGTTCTTGCTAAAAGAACCGTGAGCAAACTCACCAAGGAAGGTTGGTGCTTCAATCCATGCTGCGGAACCTACGTGAGCACGCTCAGATAGAGTCTCAGCAGCTGGCTTCTGCCATACTGGGGCATTACGGTTTGGGCGGCCAGGAGCAGCTGCAAAGCCATTCTGGATTCCAACCTGGAAATCGTTAGGTACGTCAGTGTCAGTAGCGACACCCTCTTCGAAGCGTAGTGGGCCACGACGCTCTGTGTTGCCAGCCATCTTCATCTCGTAAGCCTGAGGTGAACGCTCAGGGAACTGTGGTGCAGGGCTAATACCCATGGGGAACTCCTTAATATTAAAAATGGAAAACTGCAGTATTTCCTCTAACAGTTTCCCTGTTTCTTAAGATTTTTACACCCTGAACTAAAAACTTTTAGAAAAAAGGTGAAGTAGTAGATTGAATCTCTGGCATGACTAACTCTTGGGTTAAAGAGCAGGCTATAGCTAGGCTGTCTACAAAGTCATCGTGGGCGTAAGTCTCTTTAGGCGCAGCGACGCTAAAGTTAGGGCCTTTGAAGTGGACTTCCGCATCCGTCATCTGCTGCACAAATCGCTTGTGAACCCTAAGCCGCCTAGTCTTAGCGTGGTTAGGATAGGTTATAGAGCGCCTTTGAATTAGGGCCTGTAGGTGCTTAAATCTTTTAGATTGCTCGGTAGGGCTAGAGGTTAAAGGAATTACTTCAGCTCTTGGGACTAAAACCTTTAGCCGTTGAGCGACTGCATCACCGACACCGTTAGCGTCAACGCCAATAGCGAGTACGTCATAATTGCTAAGAAAGTTAACAATTTGGAAGTACTGTTCTTCCCAGTCATCTCCTTGTAGTTCCAACCAATTAAGGATTCGGTGGTCAAAATAGCCAAATTCATCTGGACGGTCCCAGTCGACCCATACAACCGTGACCACAGTGGAGTCCATTTTTCTAGCAGGGTCGATTCCGACCACAACAGGGGTTTTATGCCAGACTTTGACGAGTTCTTGAGATGTATCACCAAGTTCATCCAAGACGGTAGAGGAGACGAACATTCCTCGTTCAAGAAGCCATTTGCAGTTGTACGACATCTGGAACTCATCAGACTCTTCTCCAATTCTTAGCATTTCTTTTTTAATAAACTTTTGGTAGTCAGAGTTTACTTTTGAAACGTCTCTCCAGTCCCACTGAAAGTGGTTCTGCTTGGCTCCCCTACCAGTAGCTTTTCTTTTATTTAGCTGAATAGCTCTGTAGAAGTTGTTCTTACTTGTAGTTGGTGTGCCAGTCTTAATCATGGTTCCCGCGTAGTAAGCAAGCATAGGAGAGATAGATTTTGAGACTGTAAAGTCGTCTGCTTCTTGGCATTCGTCAATTACGATAACGTGGAAAGACTTAGACTCAATCTTGGCTCTTGGGTTAGCTGTCATCATTGTAATCGTGGAGCCTGAGCGCATTAGCTTTATCTGACGAGTTACTCCGCCCACGCGCTTAGTTGTATCGTCAATTTCTGGGTCGCCAAGTACCTCTAGGGCACGCTCAGAAGTAAGTCGCGTAACTGTTCTACCAAACAAGGTTTCTGCCTGAGACTCAGTGGGCGCAAACATTCCTACCCACAAACCGTCTTTAAACCGACCTAGAAGGTCTGGGTATATCTTGGCAAGTAGTGGAAGGATTACCATTAATGTGGCTAGTACATCAGACACTGTCTCTGTTTTGCCTGACTGACGAGACGCCAAAGCGGTAATTTCTTCACCATCGTTTATTAGTACAGATTCTACGATTCTGCGTGCAAGAGGCTTTTGATAGGAGTGTAGGTCGTGACCTACAAGAACAACCATAAACTTAAGTATTTTGTCTGTGAGTTTATTAACGAACTCTTTGGTTAGTTCGTCTTCTTCCTCATCTTCGTCAAACTCGTTTGGAAGAACGTGCTCGTCACCAGAGAAAAACTCAGGATTGATTTCCTCAAACTGGTAGTCTTCTTCGCTAGGAGAATCCGTCAGTTCTTCGTACTGGGACTCATCAGACATCCATAGACCGTTTCTTAAGTTCGTTGATAATCGCTGTCAGGGCTTCAGCACCTAAAGCTGCTTCTTCTAGAGAGTCCTCATTTTTGTCGCGCATCCAATGGGTGACTTCTTTCCCAATAACATACAAAGCATTCTCCGCCCACATCACTAGGTCTGGAGTCGCTATGTTCGCAACTCTCTTCTCTATCTTTGTCTGGGGCTGGCGTCCACCCATTTTCTTCTGAAAAATCTTCATCTGTTAATATCCGCATTTCTAGAGCCGAACTAAGCGCCTCTTCCTCGTTTTTTGTGCCTGTCCACTTACCAAATACTAGTGCTTTGTTAAATGGAAGTCTTACTATTATAGGTGTAGCTGAACGGAAAGGCTCAGCAATTTCCTGTGTCCATCCTCGTACGTATAGCTTAAATCCCCATTTTACTGGAAAGTCTATGTACTGAAAAAACTTATCTGGTCCGAGTTCGTGTACCTTTGGCATGTAGTCCTAATTATTTTTTGGAGGTTTTCCGCCCCGTTTGGGGGTACGTGCTCTAAGTGAGCGTTGAGCTTTTACAACGCCAGTTTTACCTAGACGACTAATATTAGCTTTTCCGCTTGGTCCGCGGTACTGTCTAACAGTTTTGTACTGTAGCTGAGCTTGGCGAGCAGCCGCATATAGGCTTGCTTGTACTCGAGGGTCTAGGTTTGACATATCGGCAGGTTCTCCCCTGCCAAACTTCTGCTCATTAATCCATGGTCTACCCTTAGAGATAGAGGCCTGGAAGTTCTGCCACTGACCCTCTGTTACGTTGTGGTAGTTCCAGATAGTTCCATCTCTGAAAACTACTGTAAGAACTCCACGGTTCTTGTCGTAACCTGCTGCTACTGTACGGGGCCTAGATACGTTTAGAGTAGAAGTCGGGATGTCAGTTAGGTCTGCTGGAGCGTTGGGGGATTCCCCAGCAAACATGTCTAAATCGTCTTCAAGGTCATCCTCGTAATAATAAAGGTTCTGCGGAGCGTAGAACTTCATAGGGTCG